TGTAGAATCGTAGGAGTGCATGACGGTCGCAGAATGCATACATCAGGAGTTCAGCATGGTCGGAACCATCTCCGACTATGGCGTTCGCCGCTTCGCCAGGGAATGGGGTTACGATCCCAACTCCCTGGCGGGTAGCGACCATCAGCAACAACTAATCGCCAAGCGCGTATCCGAATTCATCGACAGCCTGATAATGCACCCTCTGTCGGTAAGCGAAAACGGGCATTCGGTGTCCTGGTCTGAAAGCGCCATGAAGCAACGGGCACAACTGATGCTTCGGCAATATGGCATCACGCCCGGCGAAGAATTGAGCAGCTCTATTGGCCTGTCCTCGATAAAGGATGCTTCGAACTTGTGGTAATATGTATTTCGCGCCCCACATACTCTATTTGAGGATCGATCCTCCCAAACAATACGACGAACTGGGACGTCCGATAGCTATGTCCGAAAATGATGCATGGCAGGAAATAGGTGATTGTCGTTGCGACGACGACACAACCGTCCGCCTTGTATCAGAGAACGGGGAGGTGCGCCAATCGAAATACCACATCGTCTACGAAGGGAGAGGAGTACCCAAAGGAGGTTACGTGAAATGCATTGACAAGGCGACCGGCACAGTACGGGGCGAAGGCTCTGTGGCAATAGCCAAGGTAAACAACTATTTCAACGCTTCAGACCTTTGGATATGATTACAACGGGAGACGCGCGCAACATACTGTTCTCGGCGTGTAAGGGGGTTGGGATAAAGGACATGCACACTTCATGGGCTATCCCCGAGGGGAAAGTCAATAGAGAGCGTATCGTCGTCATCACACCACCCGAGCAGACGTCGGACACGTATTGGGAAAATTGCTTTGTTGCTGTAAACCTGTGCGTCCCCGACATCAAGGGAGAAGCGAACCTAAAACGGCTGGACGAACTCGAACGGGCAGCCAAGGCGAGGTTCAAAGAATGGACATACGGTACTTACGACGGATCCGCATACAGGTACAGGTATGAGAATATCGGCCGCGAAGAAGATGTAAACCTCGGATGCCACTATATCTACATCAGAGTACTATTCAGAGTATTAAACATTAAAAACAACTAAAACAATGGCAAAAGTAATAGCAGTAGGAATCAAGAAGCTGTATTATGCAGACCCCGCGAAGGTCACAGGAGATCTTACGGGTACCCTTCTGGCAACCATCATTAAAGATGTCAGCACGAAACAGGTGGAGAACATCCACCAAGACACATGGAGCATCGAAGAGGAGGAGCCGTCTACGACGGAGTACAGGAATCAACTCACCAATGGCGTATATCGCCAAGACACCGAAATGGGTAACATTCAGATGTCGTTTACCATCGGGCAATACGACTATGAAACCAAGGCGGCTTTCATGGGCGGCACGGGGTCGGAGACGTCATGGAAACGTGCGCGAGGCGTCACGCGCATTGAAAAATGCATGATCGCCCTGACGGAAGACAACCAGTATTGCGTCTTTCCGAAGGCCTCGGTTATCGCCCGTAACACCAATAATGAGGGAGCCGTAGGTATCGGTGTAGCAGCTGCTGCCCTGGAACCAGACAACACGGCGGTCTCGTCGGAATATTGGTTCGATTCTTCGGAGGTGGACGTCGAATAAAAACCTCCAAGCCATCAGCAGTCCAGGGGTGGGAGGCGTGTGCCCCTCACCCCTATTTCTTAAAATCAATCTTATGAAATTGGAGTTTATCAGTATCCGCATAGCATCGAAGGGATACACTGTATACAAGATGTCCCCCATGACGGCAACGCGCATCATGACGGCGCGGGATGTCAACAAAGATCCGGACGAGAGTAAGGCATGTATATCGGCGATGGCGCATAGTATAGCCTTGGCGGTTGTCGGCAGCCGCAACATATTCGCGGGTGTCAGGGTGTGGTTTTTACGCCGCAGATTCATGAAGCGGGGCACATTCAACGAGTTGTTCGACTGTTATCAGAAAATACTGCTGATGATACCCCTTGAGGATATTGCCTCGGTTGCAGCCGTAATGGAGGGATTGTCCGCAACAATATCCAAAGACCATGAGTAAATCGGCGGATATTGTCGCCAGGTCATTGCTGAATACGCATCATGCGTCGGTAAAGCTCGGGGTGCTGAAATTCCGGGTATACCAACCGTTCGTGAAGGATTTGGCAAGGGCATTCGCCGGAGGGAAAATAGACGTTTCGATCTCCGGAAGGCAAAAATATTCCATGGAAACAATATCCAGGCTGCTTTTCCGGCACTCATGGTGCCAGAAACTATTCCTGTGGTACGCCAAGCGGTATGCCACCTGTGAAGAGATTTCCGCCGCGACCATGAAAATAGCCGACATCGTATCGGGCAAAGACTTGTTCGATTCGGTGAAGATCGACAAAACACGCCGGAAAACAGTGTCTGAAACCGTCGGGAATAATACGATAACGGGCATTATCGCAACGATGATGGATCAATTGAACATCTCCTACAACGAAGCCTTCCAGGGCATAAACTACCCTACCATGCTCCTCATGATGACCGACAAGGTGCGCACACTCGTAGGGGACGAGGAAAAAATAGTGCAGGGATCGGGCGCCGATATGGCCCGAAGAAGAAGCAATAAGAAAAGAGGCAATAAAGAGCAGCAATGAGCGCATTATCATTCAAAATAAACGCGGAAACCGATAAACTCAAGAGTTTTATTACCATGCTTGAGCGGTTGCGGCATGTTCTGGCCGAAATCCCAGACAGCACAAAGGAATTCGACGTCATAAACCGCAAAATTGGCGAGATGGAGGCGCGTGTCGAGCAGACAATGCGCAAAATCGCCCAGATGGAGCAGCAGGCAATGGATGCGGCGTCCAAGGCTGCCGCATCGGCCACGACCGGAACTGCTGGCGGCAACTCTACGGCAGGAACAGCGGCTACCCGGGCCGAAACTGCGGCACATCATGACCTGCTTAGTGAGCTAAAAGCCGCTAACGACGAAAAAACAAAAGCAATGGCCCAAATTAGGCTATATTCGAATGAGATCGCACGATTAAAAGCGGATGTCGCCGCGCTCAATAAGGAAGAGCAGCAGAACGGGCAATTGTCTGCAAAGAAAAGGGCGCAAGTATTGGACGCTGCCGTATCTATCGAGGAATACAAGCAGGAAATATCCCAATTGAAGCGGGAGCTCGCCAACCAAATCAAATTGGAGAAGGCCGCCGTCGGCTCGATCAACGAAATGTCCCAGGCGCTTACCCGTATGCGTGCGGTGTATAAAAATATGAGCGACGCGGAACGTGAGGGGGCGCAAGGGCAAACGATGCTTAAAAACATCGAATCGCTCGACACGAAGATCAAAGAACTGGATGCGTCGATGGGCGTCCATACTCGCAATGTCGGCAATTATGCCTCGGGATTCAATATGCTGGGATTCCAAATTCAGCAAGTTGCCCGCGAGTTGCCGTCGCTGGCATATGGCCCGCAAATATTCTTTTCCGCCATATCCAACAACCTGCCGATGCTGGCCGATGAAATAGCACGGGCGAAGAAATCGGTTGATGAATTGAAGAAAGCCGGGCAAACCTTCACGCCCGTATGGAAACAGATTGCATCGTCGATCTTCTCCTGGCAAACCCTGCTTGTGGCCGGCGTAACCGTGCTTACCCTTTACGGCAAGGAGATAACCAACTGGGTAGCGTCGCTGTTCAAAGGTAAAACGACGATAGACGCCTCTGCCGCTGCACTCGAACGCTTTAATTCCGCTATGGCTCAAGGTTCGGTGTCGGCTCAATCCGAATTAACCAAATTGAACCTGCTGTATAGGGCTGCGACAGACCTTTCCAAGCCCTATGAAGAAAGAGCCGAAGCGGTCAAAAAACTGCAAGACATATACCCCGCTTACTTCGGCAATATGGCTGCGGAACAGGTTATGGTCGGAAATGCTGTCGGTGCTTATGAAAACCTGCGCGATGCAATTATCGAGGTCGCAGAGGCGAAGGCTGCCCAAGAACTTATTACAGAGGACAAAAAGAGTATAGCACGCATCAAAAAAACAGGGAATGCCTATACCAATTATTCTAATGCACTGAAAGAGTACAGAAAAGAATATGATAAGGCAATACAGACATACATGGATTTGGGTCAGGGTGGCCAAAGCGCTATTTGGGGTGCTAAAACTTTTGCAGAGGCTAAAACAAACATAACCCAATTCCGGAAAGAATTTATTAGCGCACTATCGAAGCTTGGTGAGGAAGGGAATACTATATGGAAGCGCATTAATGAAGATTATGAAGGTGATGTCGATGCATTTATTGCGGCGATAAATGCCGGCATCGAAAAATTGTCCCCCGCAGCAGAAAAGCTGTACACCGCCTTAACGCCGGATGAACTTAATGCAAAGGCGGAAAAAGCCCGCCAAGAGGCCGAAAACGCAGCAAAAAAAGCCGCATCCGATCAAGAGCGCAATCTAAAGGAGCTCACCAAGCAATTGCAAAAGCTCCGGGATGATGCATTGCAGGCCGAAGTAGATTCTATGAAGGAGGGCACGGCCAAGAAACTCGCGCAAATAGACCTTGACTACCAGAAACGCGCCCGTGCCATACAGGAGGCAGAGGAGCGCATCAGGGAGTTGCAAGGTGGGGAATTGACCAAGGGGCAGCAAGCCCAAATAAAAGCCTTGAACGATGCCAATAATGCCCAGCGTACTGAAGAACGGGCAAGCGTTTCTTCTATTTCGATAAGCCCCGAAGGGTTGGCATCTACAATCAATAAGAATATACAATCTTGGGACGAGTATTTGAAAGCGTATGGAACCTTCCGGGAAAAACTACAAGCTACAAAAGACATTTACGACCGTAAGATCGAAAATGCTGGCAGCATTGGAGAGCGGAAGGCACTTGAAGCCGAGCGAGATGCAGCAGTAGCAGAAATTGAAGTACAAGCCGGGCAATGGGTGCGAGAATTGACAGGCAAGACCATGGATGAATTATCCGCCCTGAAAGCAGAGCTGGAGGCATCGCTACAAGCACTGGAATCCGAATATAATGCCCTCGATTCATCAGATAGTGCCCAAGGACAGAAATTGCGCGGTGAGATCAATCAGACGCAAGCAAAAATTAATGCAGTAGATAAAGCTGCTTCGAGTACAAAATTAGCCCCCAAAGATAATGCGATCAAGAAATGGCAGCGATTAGAGAGGACACTCGGTGATATTGCAGATGGATTCGAGGGTATTGGTGATGCCGTTGGGGGCACTACTGGCGAAGTCATTAGTGCGGCGGGCGAAATTGCAACTAATGCAGCCAGTATGATTAGCAGCATTGTCACTCTTACTGAATCGTCGGCGGCAGCTATTACAACGACATCAACAACCGCCGCCAGTGCGATCAAAGCTGTTGAGCGAGCATCCGTTATTCTTGCTATTATTCAAGCGGTATTGACAATAGCAACTAAAATAGCCAGCCTATTTAATAATGATGATGAAAAACAAGCGGAAATAGACCGACTGCAAGGTAGAATTGAGCAACTGCAATGGGAATTGGATAATGCCAATGCAATTCGGCTCCAAGAAAATTCTTTTAATGCTATTCAGAAGGTAAAAGACGCTTATAATGATGCGACGAAAGCGATATTGAGCGCATACGGAAAACTAAGCCCCTTCGGGGAAGCCATCGTTAAGCGAATCAATGCGGCTAAAATAGAAGAAAAGGCAATCAAAAGTATAGCAGATGCCTATTCAAACCTTAAATATACAGACAGCAATCTTCTGGGGGGAAATAAGTTTAGTGATACCCGAGATAAACTTAACAATCTTGCAGAACAGCAGTTGTTGCTTCAAAAGCAGATTAATGCAGAGAACGACAAGAAAAAAACGGACAAATCAAAGATAAAAGAATGGGAACGTCAAATTCAAGAACTTGGAGAAGAAGCTGCTGAAGTAATAAATGAGGTTGTAGAAACTATTATCGGCGGCACGGCAGAAGATATTGCAAAAGAGCTTGGCGATGCCTTCATAGAAGCGTTTTTAGAAGGTGAGGACGCCGCTAAGGCCTGGGGTGAAAAGGTAGACGAAATTGTTGCTGACATCATGAAACAAATGTTAGTCAGCAAATTTGTTGAAGAACGTATCGGAGATATTTTTGACCAGTATAAATCCAAATGGTTCAAGGATGGAGTTTTTGTCGGGATTGACGGTGTGATTGATTCCATGGGAAACTTTGCTGACGATCTCAACAAAGTTGGTGAGGAATTTCAAGCTATTTGGGACAGCCTTCCCGCTGAAACAAAGGAATTACTTGGGAATGCTGGCGCAGCTCGTCAGGAAGCCACGGAAAGAGGCTTTCAAACAATGTCGCAAGATACGGGCGATGAGTTAAACGGCCGATTCACGGACATTCAAGGCAAGGTTACCGACATCCGCGGCTATGTAATGGCGCAGACGCAATCAATAATCGGTCTTTTAACATCTATGGCCAATATTGAAACAGCCATGTACGCAAGCGTACAGGTAAATAATGAACTGCTCCGATATGCTGTGATGACCTACATGGAAATTGTGGAAATAAACGGCAATACAGCAGCCATGAGAGTTGCATTACAAGGTATTCAAGAGGATATTGCCGCAATCAAGCGCAACACCAGTGAACTATAACATGAAAATTGGTAAAGACATAGCAGACCTTGACAAGTTCATCAACGGCATTGAGGATGAAGTTGTAGATTTCATGGATGAGAAAGCACGGGAGGCATTAATAAGACAGAAAGAAGCTCGGCTACTATCTGGCAAACGCGACTACCTAAACCACACATGGAACTTACGCAGCGCCCTTGGTTACGTAGTTACTTATGAAGGCAAAGAAAAACGGCGATTTATTGGCGACCAAAATCATCCAGATCCGACGGCGGCCATTGAAACCAATAAAGTACTCAACGAAGAAAATAAAGCCGGAACAAGCATTATTTTCGCAGATGGCATGTATTACGCCGGCTTTGTCAGCTCTAAAGGTTATGATGTGATAGATACAGCCGAATTATTTTTAGATAAAGCATTAAACGAAAGAAAATGAAAAGGGATTTACTCATAAACGGCTACGATGCCTATGCAATGGGTATCACAATGGGATCGGGTTTCATTGCAAGTCTGAGAGCACCGGCAAGCCTCAAAGATTTTGTAGAGAATGACGACCCCAAAAAGGACGGCAAGCAGGTAATTTACCCCGAAAAACCGAAAGTTGCCGCCCGCGATCTGACGCTTACATTCGTGATCTTCGGCGACACGCTTGCAGAGCATACGGCGAATTACAACAGTTTTATAGAACTACTAAAAAGAGGCAAAATAGACATTAGCGTACCTTTAATATCTGCGGATATTTACCATTTGACCTACATGGGCAATTCAGGCAGCTACATGATGTCCGCAGACCTTACCACCTCACAACTGACAGTAAAATTCAATGAACCCAACCCAGCAAACAGGGTCGCAGAAACAGAAAATATATGACAACCCAACACAATAAGAGTGTAGATGCCATACGGGCGATGGCACTACAAACGGGCGCTTGTAAAAAGATAAACCGCGTCCAAGACTTCCCCGAGCTAATCAAACTGATGTTTACCCCACAAGGGATCGAGTTCTGCCAAGACCACAACTTCCCCTCGGTCGAAGTGTTCAGAAAGAACCGAGACAGTTTAGAAAGGCTGGGAGTATATGTAGATGCGGGAAATATCGCGCTCAAAGGTAAAGAGTACGTATGTATCGTCGGAGATACAGATGCTACTATAGAAGCGGCAGGGACTAAATTCATCCATACGATAATCCTGATGCACGGCGCACGGGCCAAGATCACCGCCAAAGACTACGCCGTGCTCAATATCGTAAGAATCGGCGGCGAGTATTCAATAAAGAAAGACGGAACTGTGATTGTACTGTAAAACAAAGCCGGGAATAATCCCGGCTTATTCTAATTAGAGCGAATTCAGATGTATTCATTTCTTATAAAAAGTCTTATCGTTATTTTCAGCCAGCCCATATTTTCTCATTTTAAATGAATTATCTGATTCTATGGATATTATACGTTTATCTTCTCTCCCATTAATCTCACCACTTTCTGAATAGGAGTAAAACGAAATAATAGCGCCATCATAATCCACATTAACAGAATAATAGCAATTTTCTGCTATTTCTAATAAGTGGTCATTGAAATATGTAACAAGATAAGCCGTCCCATAAACAACAACTCGACCGTCAATTACAGAAACTTTTTCTTGGGCTGATGAGTAGGGGGTAAATGTTATTTCCTCCGTTTCGGTAGTATTAGTCGTAAAACTATACAGAGACCCAATAAATTTACCATTGAGAACCTGTAATATTTCTTTTTCTGCTGGTGATGGTGAATCACCATTTTCTTTATCGTCAGAACAACTGGTAAAGACAAATGGAATTATTAAAATAATTGAAATTAAAAATTTTCTCATAGCTTATTTCAGTTTTACTGCAAATCCAGAAGCAATATACCCATCTACTACTTCACCATATTTGGTTCCTCTAATAATAGGCGTTATATTGAAATTTAGAAGAGCATTTGCACCAAGAGATTTTGCCTCTTTAACTATTTCAGCCACCATATAATCATAGCTCGGTTTAAATACATTTTCTTCTTTCCATTTAGCCTCCTTATTAATATATCCATCTTTTACGCCTATTGTAAATTTAATACTAAGATCACCAACGGATTCATAAGTAAACCCAGAAGAACTTGGGGTGATAGTAAATCCATCAGCAGTATACTCTCTATAATCAGCCAAATAGGTTTTTTGCGAATACTTTTGGATGGCGCAACTGCTCAATACTACACATGCAGATAATAAAAGTAAAATTTTCTTCATATTAATAAAATTTAGTGAGTTAGTAAATCAAATTTACAATTTCAAATTGGAATATCCAAAAAAGCGAGGAGTGATTTTCGCCACCCCTCGCCTCATGTTTTAATGTTGCCTCTCCTTTGTCGCACGTTATGCGCGTATTTGTGCCAAATCACGGCCTATCTGCCGCAAGGCATCTAATATTTCCTCCGTGCGTTTCTCAGATGGTTTTTTGGTGCCGTAAATATATTTCGACAACAAACTTTTGTGAATACCTATCGTGCGGGCAATCTCCGACACATTCAACTGCGGGAATCGACGGAATACATCCCCTATCACATTATTTGTGTCCGGTTCATCCGTGGCGTAGAAACTCGACAGGTGTATATCTTCGTCGATCTCCTCCCAGCGGATAGCATCCCCAAACTTGTTTATTTTCCACGCCTCGCGCTGGTCGTCGGTAGCTTCTTTGAGTATGGGGAAATACTCCAGCGGGCGGCTGTATGTTTTGCCGTCATTAGTGGCTATGTATATTCGGCCACCCTCGAACCAAACTTTTGTAATCTTCGCCATAATCATAATGTTTTGTACTTTGCAGTTTATTCCTCTTCTCCGAAATACTCGTGCCACTTGGCGATGATCTCCGCCTCGTACAACTCGATCACTTCGAGCGCGCGGCGCATATCGTTCGCTTTTATCCCCCGGTTGTACTTTATTTCTCGTGTAGCGATTTCTACCTTTGCGTCGTTGTCGCCGTACTCGATATGAACATGTATTGGCAAATGTTCGTCAGAGTAGAAATAAAATCGCAATCCAAAAAGGTTTAAAATTGTAGGCATCGTTATTCGTTTTTATCTACTGCAAATATAAGTCCAAAAATTTAGACCCACAAATAAAAGCGTGAAAGTAACCCCCGTATACCACTATTTCCACACCACGTTGGGGGCGCCTCGCAGAAATGCGGGGCGTTTTTATGTGGTGCCACATGCAATATAAACAGCACGAAGTGCGTTTTCGTATATAAATTGGGCTATTGTAAAAAATATTGCGTAATTTTGCAATGTGGCACATATTTTTATATATTTGTATAATATAAGGAGGTTCGGCTATGGCGACACCGGTTTTTAATTCTGAAAAATCTTTACAGGCTGTCCTGTATATTGCGAACAGGGTGGAGCGTAAAGATTTCCATAAAATTTTTAAAGTGCTCTACTTTGCAGATCGGGAGCACTTGATAAAGTATGGCCGTCCGATTACTGGTGACACCTATATTGCGATGAAAGACGGGCCGGTTCCGTCAAAGATTGATGATATATTCAAAGCTGTACGCGGAGATAGCTATTTTGCCAAGTATGCAGATATAGCGAAGTTTTCTGAATTATTCAGTGTCCACGATTGGTATTTTATTTTACCAAAAAAAGAAGCTAATTTATATTATCTTTCAAAGACAGACATTGCCGAACTTGATGATTCAATAGCCAAATATGGCTCAATGGCATGGGAAGAATTGCGTGAAAAATCGCATGATTACGCATGGCATGCCACTGCAAAAGATCGTCCGATTGCCGTTGCTGATATTATGCGAGAAGATGGGGCTGATGAAGAATTTATCAACCATGTTACTTCATTAATGGACTTCCAAAAGGCTTGTTTGTAATATGGATATTTCCCCATTGGCCCGTGCTGTTATAAAAAGAGGTACTATACTCCATTCTGATGAATTCGACTACGTTGATCATGGAAAGATGTTTGTTGTAATGGGAGAGGATGACACGCAATTATACGGCTTCTTTTTTATAAATTCCGACATAAATCCTAAAATTTGGAAAGACGAGAAAGCATTGAGTATGCAAATGCAACTCAAGAAGAGCAACTATCCTGATATACTCAAATACGATTCGTTTCTCGGCTGCCAATCCCTACTCCATATTTCGAAATCTGAACTTATAAATCAATTTTCGGACGGCAGAGCGCAATATATCGGTGATTTAGTAGAAGATGATATTAATATGGCGCTCGAAGCGGTTCGACGGTCTGATTTGTATTCTGACTACGAGAAAGATACATTCTTTAAATAAATTGTGATGGACATGGGTGTAGACGCCTAAAATAATGGATCATTTTGTTATAGACGTACGGGTCTATCCGTATAATGTGTAAATTGAAACATCTGTATAGAGCCCTAAATAGTTATTTTAGGGCTCAATTTTATTTTACGATTAATTTTAAGTCCCAGAATATATGTTCGGGCAGGGAGAAATCCCTGCTTTTTTATTGATATTTTTACAGCTCCCCATTGTTATTAAAATGCACAGTCACACATTTGCACAGAGGCTTGAGGAATCGCCGAGCCCTTGATGCAAATGATTATTTACTCTCCGACAGGAACAGAAATATTGGACGCGCCAGTCACCAAAGAGGCTATCATCAAATATGTCCTCATGGGAGACTACTATATCGAGCTGCCCTTTAATCTCCTTGAACCAACGACATTTGCTCGTGGTTCCTACATCACATATAAAGGCCGCAAGTTCGAGATTATGTCCACGGTGCGCCCGGAGTTCGACAACAAGACCGGCGGCTATAAATACACTCTCAAATTCGAGGCTCAGCAAAACCACATGAAGCGTTTCGTATGCTTCTGGCTGGGTGGGGACAATCCCGAAGCCGTATTTCACAACACCACAGACCTCGAATCTTTCGCGGCGTTGATCGTCGCCAACATGAACAAGCAGCTCGGAGGCGAAAACTGGCAGGTAGGCACGATCACCGTTGACAATCCTAAAGCTACGAAGCTTGTATCGTTCAATGGCGATAAGTGCTGGGACATCCTCAATACGATTGCCGAAACCTTTGAGACGGAATGGTGGACAGAGGAAAACGGCGACCTCGTATCGTTATGCTTTGGCAAACTGGACTTCGGATCCCCCGAAGAGTTCAGACAGGGGAATGTAGTGAAAAACATTCCCGCAAAGAAAGGGGATGATTCGAGCTACGGCACCCGGTTCTACGTCTTTGGCTCTACTCGCAATCTTACAAGCGACTATGGGCAAGCTCCGCAAGGAGGTGAAACGAATCATGTATCTGAAATTCGGCTTCGCCTGCCGGACGGACAGCGGTATATCGACGCAATACCTGGTCTTTCGGGAAGCGACATTGTGGAGCAGGTCGTGTTCTTCGATGACATATACCCCAAGAATACGGAGACTGTCACCAGCATTGAGACCGTAGACCGGAAGAACATCGAAGGGCAAACGGATAAGGCGTATGTCATGTACTGCAAAGACACGCCGTTCCGGCCTTCGGACATGATTAAAGGCGAAACCCTAGGTGCTACCTTCACGAGCGGCAGTCTTATGGGGCGGGATTTTGAGCTAAGTATAAACTACAAACCAGAGACGTGGAAACCGGAGGATGGATTTGATAAGAAGTTCGAGATCATCGCGCAAGTAGAATCATCCGGTGAAAGCCAACTTATCATCCCCAACGAAAGCCTGCATCCCGAGCCTGGAGATACGTTTGTCATAACAGGCGTAAAACTACCTAAAGAAAGGATCGAGGAGGCTGAAAAGGAGCTCTTGAAGGCCGGGGAATCATATGCCGCGAAACACAGCAGCGACACGGACGTATACGACTGCGAAACTAATCCCGTATACTGCCAAGAAAACAAGAAGAATTACGATGCCGGGCAAGCGGTTCGCCTTGTGGATCCACGCTTCGGAGAAAGCGGCCGATTATCACGCATCCAGGGATACGAAAAAAAACTATATAACGAATATATCGCCACATATACGGTAGGCGACAATACGGCATATTCTCGTATCGGCAACATAGAATCGGAGGTGAAGGCAAACCTGTACGCACAGCGCATAGGCGTTACCGAATCGGGAGCCTCAATCTACCTTATCACCCGCTACGATTCCACTGCCGCCGCAGACTACAATGCCTATTCCGCCAAGCGTGCACTATGGGAATTCGCCAACAAACAGTTCCCGGACACATTCAAAGGTAAAATGACCTTTGACGACGGTGCCCAGTTCGGGGGGTTCGCATCCGGCATGACTGGCTTTGGCGGCATAATCGACAAGAAAGGGAACGCAGAGATGCAGAGCCTGAAACTTCGGGGATTCCTGGAGGTACCGGAACTCCGCTACAACCGTGTCGAAATATCCATGGGCGATACGTGGTATGCTCCAAGTGCCGGGATCATCGAAAGCGTCGACACCGAAGCCCAAACCATCACCCTCAAGCTCGAAGAAGGCGAGATCGGAAGTCCTCGGGTCGGGGATATATGTATGGGCATCTTCCACAATTTGAACACTTCGGAGAATGCAACCGCGGATTATGACGATGGCCGTGGCAACAGGCGCTTTGCCGGGTTCGCTACCTGCTATTTCCGCATCACCGAAGAGCTGGATACTGCAACTTACAAGACATTCAAGTACCAACTACGCCCGGTATCGGGAGCTTACCCCACCCAATATCATCCGGCGGCGTCGATGACCTTCGTGGGCTATGGCTCCTTCTCGAATGAGGATCGGCAGACCTCCCGCTACGAAACTCGGACATACCAGCGTTATTTAACGGGAGTTTCCGATTGGGAGTTCACTGCGTCCAATATCGCCGCGCAATATGGCGACCTGTCAAACCTGTCCATATTCGGAATAAAGATGAGGGGGTATTCGGCATACCTGAACAACATCTATATGTCGGGCGTCATCCAGCAATTCACGCCCGGCGGCGAAGAGGTGCCCACGATCATAGACCGCGGAGTGTGGAGCGCCACGGAAACATACAACCGCAACGACGACGTATATTGGAACAACGGGCACTGGCGCTGTCTGGTCGACGGCACCAAGACCGAGCCCGGCAAGGATGCCGAGGAGTGGGTATACTTAGGCGGATACGGGATGCTCGAAACGGTCAGCATATTCAAAAAATCGGAGAGCGAACCGGCGAAACCTACGGAGCTTAAAATACCGCCCGAAGGTTGGACTACGGAGACGCTCCCGATGTCGGATCAACGTCCTACATGGATGTGTACCGGCACCGTTGTCGACGGGGAGGTCAAATCATGGTCTGCCCCTCAGCGCGTATCGGGCGAACCGGGAAACTGGACATCCTATGTATTTAAAAATAGCGATACGGAGCCAGCAAAGCCGACATCCTCCGACCCCATTCCGTCCGGATGGAATGACGCGCCCACTGGTGTCGGTATATGGTGGATGTCCAAGGCTACGATAGACGCATCGACCGGAAAGGCCGGGGCGTGGTCGACGCCTATCCGCGTAACGGGCGAGGATGGGGAGCTGGGGCCGCATACTGACTTCAAATACGCCAAGAATAACAGCACCACCACGGCGCCGGCGCTGGTCAAAACGGATCGCACCCCCGCAGGTTGGAGCGACACCCCGCCGTCGCTCTCTTCGGGTGAATATCTGTGGATGACCCAGGCAGAAATAGACGCCAACAATAGTCTGTTGCACCCGACGGTAGGCTGGGCAACTCCGGTACGCATATCGGGAGAGCAGGGCCCTAAAGGTGATGACGGCGCCCCCGGCGAAGACGGCGCTCCCGGCAAGGATGGCTTGCAGGGTTGCATAATCCGCCTCACGGAATGGGCATCGGGAGTGGAATACCGCAATGACCTCGACCTTGTCTCCAATGGCCCCAGATACATAGACATAGTTACGATCTATGCGAACAACAAACAGCTGAAATTCCAGTGCAGCCAGACGCACACTTCGTCTGCTTCCAACAAACCGGCGGCGGGATCCGCGTCGGCATATTGGCAACAACTCAACGACATGGTGCCGATATATACGCCCCTGTTGTTCGCAGAGAATGCCGTCATCAACTTCCTGCAAGGTATGGAGTTCGTGGTGCACAACTCCAAGACAGACATTTCCGTGAATACTATCATCGCAGGGCTCGTGGGTGGCGATATTCCACTGTTCGTCGGGAACAGTACACCGTCGAATGCGCCGTTCAGGGTTGCTAAGGACGGGTCATTCGTGGCCACCAAAGCCGATATTACAGGGACTATCAACGCATCGAGCGGAACGATAGGCAACTTTACAATTGACGAAGGAGCATTAAAATCCACAGACAGCTTCGGTGATATGCTTCTATCTTCCAATCTGATTAAGTTTACAGGCAGTAAGACTAATCTTTATCTTGGAGTCGACACCTGGCCGGCATCAACGGGTGGTGCCCTCTATGGGCCTATAAGAGCAGAAGTAAGCCGCAGCGCAGCCGGCGGCACGGCAGGCAATTACGGAGTGTATATAAATGTCACCGGAGCAGCATTATCGGATGGAACCACTACCGCTGCACGTCAGTCCGGAAACCATGCCTTATATATCCCAGAGGGGTTCATAACGGGTTTCAGGCTGAGGAATGTGCGAACCTCTTCCAATAGAACCCTGACCGACATGGACAGCGTGGTGTTCAGTACGGCTACGAGAGAGATTACGCTGACTTTACCGTCTTCACCAAAACAAGGGCAGATTTATTTCATCCGAAAGGTCGGCAGCGGCAATGTCAAGTTGACGCGCGGGAATACCCAGCACAGGATATGCACCAATTCCAACTCTCAAAACAACACTGAAATTACCTTGGATTGGGGTAAGCTGTGGATCATATTGTGGGATCATATGAACAGTATGTGGACGGCCAACTGGTGCCAATATTAACACAAAAACAGGATATATGAAAACATTGAATTTAAAAGAGTTCAAACTGTTCACCGACATTTCCCGCGCCGGGCATATTGTCGTCGATGCAAGGAAAGAGTTTGCCAACGCCATATACATGGGCATGAACGGCATCGTAGCGCATGACCTGGCATTCCGCATCCTCCACAGCGAAGGCGGCATCGAAGTTTCCGACGAGGAGGAATTGATTATCGTTGATACCGCAAAGATGTGCAAGGCGGTCTTCTACGACAGTATCATGTCCGCTCTCAAAAAAGAATAAACGCTCGAAAGGAATATGAAACGCATCCGGATAGGCAAGGACATAGAGATACATTGGCCGATACTCACCAATGGGCAGCAGGTAGCACTCGAAGGGCGCGACCTGAGACTCTTCGTCCATTTGCCTTCGCATATGGACATTCCCGTCGATTTCACCACCGAAGGCAACACCGCGATTTTCACCATCAGCGGAGCAATGCAAAAATCCATCGGGGTGTACCGTCTCACCATGTGGGAGAATTTGCAGAAGAGAGGGCAAACGGCGGTCGACTACTGCAAGGCCTTCGAATTGGTTCCTACGACACTTTTGGAAGGTGGCGAAGACGAAAGCAACCTTACAACGGAAACTGTCAACCTTGAGGCGTCAAGCCTTGTTATCGGATTGCCCGGCGAGAGTGCTTACGAGGCATTCAAGAAATACAACCCGAATTCCGAACTTACGGAGGAAGAATATGCCGAAGCCCCTATTAACGCTGCAAACGCCGCGAACGAAGCGGCAAAAGCGGCAAATGACGCTGTAAATAAGGTAGGGGATATTGACAAACTCCTTGCCCAAAAGGTCGACAAGGAAGAAGGGAAAGGGCTTTCTACGAACGACTACACTGACCAGGAGAAGGAGAAGCTGGCCGGGCTCTCCAACTACGACGACACGGAGATAAGGAAGGAGTTGTCCGACAAGGTGTCCAAAAAGGAGCTGACGGAGGCTGCGGCGGGCGCACTGGCTAAAGCAAAGTCGTACACGGACACCAAGACAACAGAACTATGGAATAATGTCAGCGATGTGTTTGACGCCACGTCCGAGGAGCTCAACAGCAACATATCCGGCGGGGATGCGCAGACACTGACCGAGGCCAAAAACTATACGGACAAGGCGATCTCAGAAATTCCCACCCCGGACGTCAGCGGCCAGATCGAGCGGCACAACACCTCCCCCACGGCGCATCCCGACATCCGGGAGCTGCTCAACACCTGCGTAGGACTGCCGGAGTTCAACGACAAAACCTACGAGCTGACCTTCACGACAAAGGGCGGTGCCAAGTTCATCATCGACCTGCCTATCGAGATGATGGGGCTGCATTACAACGAGGATACCCAATCTATCGAGTTCGTAAATGCCGACGGCTCCATATCCTCCATCCCGGTTTCTGACTTCGTGAAAGTATATGTCGGCTCTATCGGTTCCGAGATACAGGTTACGGTCGAAGGCTCCGAAATCCGCGCCTCCCTGCTCAACAACACCGTATCCTGGGACAAGTTGACACTGGCATTGCAGGAGATGATCCAGGGCAAGGCCGACCGCACGGAGCTTCCCACGAAACTGTCCGAACTGGAAAATGATTCCGGATATGTGACTTCGGAAGAATTGAATACTGAATTAGGCTACAAAGACCACGTAGCCTACATCCTCAAGGACTTTACGAAGAGCTATTATAACAATACGGGCTCGGACATCACGGATCGGAGCATGGTCGTTACGCCTACGCAGTCAGGCGTGACGTCGAACTTCTCCCTGACCAGCCGCATCCCGGTCGCAGCTTCGGACTTTATTTTCGTGCGCATGAAGCTGCGCGTGGACAAAGAGTGCTCTTTGCGGATCATTACCTATTCGGACAATCTCGACCAGCGGGGCCGCTGGTTCGTCCTCAAGGCAGACCGCACCTACGAAATCTACTACCGCGGCAAGGCGGCGTCGGTAGTGGGACGGCTGAATGTGGGTATCAGCATACCCGCAGCCACCAATATCGGCCAAAAGGTCACCATCGAGGATTTGATCGTCACGCTCAACAACTATGACGCATGGTGCGACGCCGAGAGCCGCGCCACGCTGAAAAACTTCGACACGGACTCCTTCACCGTGGACGAGGGCGGGACGGGGCATTTCTTCTCGGTTGCGCAGGCGTGCGACTTCGCAAGGGACGCCTTCGATGTCGTGAACAACGCGGTCACGGTGTTTATCCGCAACGGCCTTTACGATCACGAGGCTCCGAAGAATGTGGCGATGGGTTACCCGTATGCGATCATCAACAAGGGGGCGAACCGCATATCGCTTATCGGCGAGAGCCGCGACGGCGTCATCGTCTCGTATGAGAACAACTCCGTGAACCGCGCCAAGATCATCGAGGCGGGCGGCGAATGCACCGTCGCCAACATGACCGTCAACTGCCTGAACGACGAAAGTTATACGGACGCCAGCGCCGGCGGTCACCAAGCCTGCTACTGCGTACATGTCGATTCGGTCTTTGCCGCATCTGAGCGATATTTCACGACGATTCGGAACTGCAAACTCTTCAGTACGTGCCATTCACCCGTCGGCGCGGGCCTTGCCGACAACCAGACCATTCGGTTAGACGGCTGCGAGTGCGTCAGCGACACGCACGTAGGCACTTCGACGGGCGCGGCCACCATCCACGCAAGCACCGATGCTGCGGCGAAAAATATGGCCGTCGAGATCATCGGCTGCCGCCTGCTGTCGCTCGACGGAACCAAAGCGCTCTACATGCCCGACGTGGAGGGCGGCGCTCCCTTCACACAGGTCGACGTCACGCTGCTGGGCAACACCTACTACACGACGGGGCCGGAGATCACCGATGCCGACTTCTTGTCCAGGCACAAGCTCACGCCGTGGTCGGATGCTTCGTTCAGCGAAATTTCGGTTATCGCGCACTCGGACTGCACGCTCGAAGCGCGCGTGACGCACCTCGAAAGGCTGCTCATGGAAATGCTCTCGGGCAAAGTGCTGATCCCGGAGTTGCAGGTGAAAAAACTGGGTGTGTGGGGCGACAACAACCTCGTCGTCACGGGCGAGGGTGCGCCGACGAAAGCCCCCGACCGCGCGGGGCAGTTCTATGTCGATACGAAGAACAACGCGGTCTACCACTCCGTGGGTAACGGCGCGGTGTCGGACTGGAAGAACGCTTAAACTACATACAACATGTCACAAGTCAACAAATACGCCAACAAGGCGGGTTACACGGCCGACAAGAATCGCAAGGACACACAGTCGGCGGTATCCTACATCGAGGACGACGGGGCGCTCATCTACGACGGCGTGAACGTCGTAGTGGACAAGCCGGCCGCCGGGGTTGGTGACCTTGCGGTCTTCGACAAGACCACGGGAACTATCCGCTTCGTCAAGGGTGCGACGCTTGTTGCAGAGCAGCTGCCGCCGCAGCTTGTCCCGGTGGCCGTGGTCTATGCCCGGCAGGGCGAGCGGGTGCTGATCGTATCGCTCGAAAATGCAACGGTCGGCAGCCAGCGATGGGCATACTCTTATGAGGTTGCATTGTCGGGTTTCGATCTCGCTGCGGGCGGTGAATTCACGCTGAACATCTATATCCGCGAATTCTCGTTTACGTACCCTGCGGGTTCGACATTGGCAGACATTGCCGCACTTATAAATTCTAAACCGGAACTCAAAGCTACATACTCCTGGGTGGCCTCGGCCTCCGAAGAGCTTTCCGCGGTTGTCATGACATGTGATGCATGGTCTACGATAGAGGGGCACAAAAAGATTTCGGCAACAGGCTGCACGTTGACGCGCCGCGCCGTGGATGTGGATTACCAAAGTATCCTAATCCTGGACACGGGTGAAGCGGAGTATTACATCCGCCGCAAGAATGGTGCGAAAGGGACTGCGGCGGGTGGTGTCCTCGACCAGTTCGCGGAATATTATTCGGAGAGAGGCCAGAAAGCCACGGGGCAGAAGCCGGGAAGCGACATAATCATTCAGGAAAGCGTTTTCACCGAAGTCGACAACCCCGATCTGGTTGCCGTGTATCCCACCTACAAGGACTACCTGTTCGCCGAGCACATGGTACAATATCCTACGGCGTTCGGGACGATGTTGCAGGATGGCAAGATCAACACGAACCTGATCGGACGGCTTACCTTCGAGGACATTTATGGTAAGACACAGTACCGCTACCCAGCCGCTGCGGCCGCTCTCGACTTCGGCATCACCGTGGAAGGGATGACGACGGGACTGGAGGCGGGTGCATGGTGGCTGCCGTCGTCGGAAGAGGTCTACCTGCTGATGCACGACAGGGTGCGTTTCGTCGCTGACGTGGAGAAAGACCCCGTAAACCGTACCCTCTTACGCTTGAAAGCTACCATGTGCTATGGTTATAATTATCATGTCCATACTTCGTGCGAGCAGGCGCAGGGAGGCATATTTATTTACAGTGGAGGCGCTGGCACCGTGGGCTATACAAGCAAAGGTTTTAAATTTTCCGCCCGTCCGGTCTGCGTCTTATAACTATCAGAATCATGGAAACACAACGACAGATCGACATCCTCGAATCGCGGCAGCTCGAATTACGGGCGGTCATGGCCAAATCCGACGACAGGGCGGCCAAATGCATCAAGTCCGGCCTTGACTTCCGGGCTACCTATCCTCTGGATTATGAGGAGTACGAAGCGGCCAACGCGGAGTACAACGCGAACGAAAAGACCCTTGCGGAGCTGAGGGCCCGGCGTGCCGAAGAGCTGGCCGCCGAAGAAACGGTTATGGACTTTCAAAACCTTGAGCAATGAAGATGTATATGACCAACAAGCCCAACGGCGAGCCGTTCTATCCCGTAACCGTAGCCGAAGCCGTGCTTGTTTCCGAAGGGGAAACTTTAGCCGCGGTGCTGCAACGGCTTGAACAGAGGATCGCAGAATTGGAGAAGTCGGAAGCGGCGCCCGAGGCGCAGGCAGACGTGCTGACCGAACAATAGAATATATCCTATGGAGGAATTGTGGAGGTTTATAGAAAGGTTATGCGAGAAAGTATGGCAGGTGTCGATAGGCGCCCTGGTGTACATGTTTAACGCCATAGCCCCGATACACGACATACTGACGGCCTGCATGATTATATTCGCCGCGAACTTTTTCACGGGCCTGTTCGCCGGCGTGCTCGTGCAGCACGAAGGATTCATATTCCGCAAGGCTTTCAAGTGCATATCCGAGGCTGCGGTAATATCGGGACTGATGGCCATGATACTGCTCGTCGGGGACAACATCGACAACCACGACGGGGCGATGTCGGCGATCTCGCTCGCAGTATATGCCCTGATATATTTCTACGGGGTCAACATCCTCAAGAACCTGAACCGCATATTCCCGAAGAACCGATACATCGACTTCCTGTACTATGTGCTCTCGTTCGAGATGATTAAAAAGATTCCCTATTTGGAAAACTACAAACAAAAACAAAAGGACAAATGAAAAAGAAATGGATCGTATGGAGCATCGTTGCGGCCGTGGCCGTAGTGCTCGGAATCGTATTCCCGCGTTACATCCTCGTGGGGGTTGTTTGTGCTATGGCCGGATGGGTCGGGCATATCCTGTACACTAAACGTTTTGCCTGATGAAGCATTTTACAATGGCGGAGCTTACGCGCTCGGCCACGGCCCGTGCAAAGGGCCTGGACAATACCCCGACGGCGGAACACCGCTCCAATATCGAAATGTCCGTCGCGCAGCTGCTCGACCCGCTGCGGGAGGCGTGGGCGGTGAAATGCGCCAATGAGCAGTGGGGCACGCCTGCAATCCGGGTTTCGTCCGGTTACCGCGGCTTCGCGCTCAACAAAGCCGTCGGGGGCTCTGCGACCTCGGCGCATTGCGTCGGCTTCGCGTTCGACCTGGTGCCGGACAACGGCCGGCTGGCCGACTTCAAGCGCTTTTGCCGTACGTGGCTCAAGGGCCGCGCCTTCGACCAGATGATCTCGGAGGACGAGGATGCCGCCGGCACGCCCCGTTGGGTGCATATAGGCTACAAGAACCGCCAGGGTGGCCAGCGGCGGCAGCTGTTGACCATGCGTGCGGGCAAATATATCCCCATGACGGCATGAAACGCCTGATCCTCTACCTGTTTGCCGCCCTTGCTGCCGGGGCGTTGCTCTTCGGCTGGGGGTACCGCCGGGGTGCCGCGTCGGTGGTTGTCGAAGAAACTACGCGCATCGACACGGTGTTCTACCCGCGGCCGGAACCGCTGCCCGGCACGTACCGCTTCGCCGACATCTCAGTGCCGGTGTTGCTCTTCGCGCCGCCCGACACGGTGACGGAGACCGTCGTTGTGAAAGTCGGGGCAGACAGCGTGCAGATGAAGGTGGCGATGGAAACGCGCCCCTACTCGGACAGCACCTACCGGGCACAGGTCAGCGGGCCCCGGATCGGCAACCTTCGGCCGACGCTCGACTGGATAGAAACATACGACCGCACGACTATCCGACAGCAGGTAGTCACCCGGCGCAGCCGCTTCGCCCTGACGGCCGGGGTCGGAGCGGCGTACACACCGCAAGGGTTCCAGCCTACGGTCGGCGTAGGAGTAGGTATTATTTTATGGCAATTCTGACAGGTATGAAGATAATTTATAACGACATCATCCCCTTCAAGGGATACAAGGCTATCAATCTGTTCGGGATCGTATTTGCCCGCAAGTCCGCCCGCCCGTTGTCGGATAAAAATAAAAACCACGAAGCGATACACACCGCACAGATGAGAGAACTGTTATATGTGCCCTTCTACATCGTCTACCTATTGGATTGGGTATTTCACGGCTTCAAGTACCGAAGGATAACTTTCGAACAGGAAGCATATGCCCATGAAGATAACCCTGAATACCTTGAAATACGAAAACACTACGCGCAATGGAAGAGCTGATTTACATATACTGGGATGACTTCCCATCGGTTGTAACCGAATAACGGGCCTTGGGGTACGGGCATAAAAAAGTCCCCAACGCTTTCCCGCATATACCACTATACGATTGTGCCAACGCACCACATTGAGGACTTATTCCTTGAATCGGTGTGTTGGCTTTTTGTATAGTGGTATAACAAATTTATAATAAAAAATCGGGAAAGCATATGCGTAAATCGGAGCTTTTTGCACAAATACTCGAATGTGTTGCATTTGAAACTGAAATAGCCAAAGAACAAATCCTTTCGAAGGATAAATTTCAAGATGTGGTCGATGCACGTTACATGCTCGTGCACTTCTGCCATAAAAACGGCATGTACATCACCGACATCGCCCGGATGATGCGCTTCTCCCGCCGGGCCATAGAGAAGATGGTCGCCGGGTTCGATGAACGCAAGCGATACAGCCACCCTATATTCGAAATACAGTGCGAACTTATTGCGAAGAAGTTGCCTCCCATCTGCGCCCCAATGAATTGATATGCCTGCCGCCCGCAGCCACCTTTGCAATGTTGCAACAGGTGAACGCCCGGCCTTGACAGGGGCGGCAATCATTCAATAATTATTAAAAATGGGTTCGGATAAAACTTATATTTTCGATGGAGGCGGCTCGGGTGGCGGCCTTGACATCGCGGCTCTCGTCTCGTCAATGATGGGCAACAAGGGCATGGATCCCAACCTCGTAGCGGCACTCATGAACGGTAACAACAACCGTGGTGCATGGGGCGGTGACGGGTGCTGGTGGATCTGGATCATCCTGCTGTTCTTCTGCTGGGGCGGCTTTGGTGGCAACGGCTTCGGCGGTAACAACGCCAATGGCCTTCCTGCGCAGCTCAACGGTGACGCCGGACGGGAACTTCTTATGAACGCAATCCAAGGGAACGGCGCAGCCATCAATCAGCTGGCATCGTCGCTCAACTGCTCTACGCAGCAGATTCAGAACACGCTGTGCAACATCCAGGGCACCCTCGGCATGTCAAGCCAGCAGATCATCAACGCTGTACAGTCGATGGGATGCCAAATCGGCAACCAGATCGCCGCGTGCTGCTGCGATATGAAGCAGGCCATCAATGGCGTCAATGTGGGCATGGAGCGCGGATTCAGTAGCGTTGCCTATGAAACACAACGTCAGACCTGTGATTTACAAAACACAATTCGCGAAACTTCTCAAAGCGGGACTACAGCGATAATTTCCAAACTGGATCAAATGCAGGCAGCTGCATTGCAGGATAAAATTGATGCCCTGCGCGAAAAGAACAGCACGCTGACCACGCAGCTCAACCTCGAACACCAAAACGCCTACATGGCCGGTGTTGTAGGACAGGCTGTAGCACCCGTGAACGCCGCTGTAGCGGCTTTGCAGAATGACGTGAATAGCATCAAGTGCAAGCTGCCCGAAACGGCTACCGTGCCCTATTCGCCTATTGTCGGTGTGCCTACGTGTATTGCCGCACAATATGGTCTCGGATATGGTGCAGGGTTTGGCTTTGGGGGGAGCGGCGGATTTTGGGGATAATGCTATTATTCGCCGATAGGTGAAATGTTCTTTGACTTACTGATAAGAGGCTTCCCAATCCGAAAGCCAGCGCCAATGAAATCCTTTCAATGTGCGAGTTGGTTTTCGAATGCATTCATATATTCCTCCGATGTGAAATCCGTGTAATTGATGGGCTTCGGATGCTGTTTTATATTTTGCAACCAATATTCCATTTTTAATCTGGACAATTGGCTTTCTGTTTTTCTTGTTGGGTATTCTTCGTGCTTTTGCTGCACACTCTCTTGTGACAGGGTTAAGCATGTTCATTGAACGAGTACACCAACGAAGATTACGTGCCACATTGTTCGTCCGGTTCCCATCTATATGGTCTACATATGCATAGTTATTAGGATTGGGGATGAACGCTTTAGCAACAAGCCTATGGACTAATTCAGTCTTATCTACTCCGTGTAGGGATGTAAGTCTAACTCTCAAATATCCTCCCCGATTTGGGCGAGGAGTTAATATGCGAGGTTTAGTCGTCCAACTATTGTTATTACCTCCGCTCACGCGATGGGATAGCGATGAAACCCTACCATAATCAGATACCGCGAAATAGCCGAGCGTACCATCAATAATACGCCATTCTTCTCCTTCGAGAGCAACACTCTCTATGAATTCCCGATTTGTCATTGCCAAACAATTTAGTGGTGCCAAACGAGAAAAAGAGGGAAGGACGTTTGGCAAGCCCTTATCAGTTGGTCATGACTCCAACCTATCCCGATGTAAAATTAGTTATAATAACTTAAAATACAAAAATATGGCAGTATTCCCATTTCAGTATGTTAACCGCAGAGGCATACCGGTACTAAAAACTACAGGCGTGACAGTGGAGACCACAGGGGTTGTGTTTTCCTTTCCCAACCACGCATTTGCAAATTCGTGGTACCGGGGACTCGTGCTGGTTGAGTTGGTACAGGAAATCCCTGCCGGCACAACGGGAACACTTCCCGTGCTGTTTGAAACCAACGGGCAAAATAAGAATCTGACGACGTACAACGGAGCAAATGTTACAGTATCGGATATTCCGGGGTCAGGGGTATACCAGATATGGTATGACAAGCAGACCGATACTTTGCAATTGATGACCGGTGCCGTCTGAATTAAAAAAACAATTAACCGAAAGACGGGGAGGAGGGCTCCTTCTCCCCTATCTTTCACAAATCATTAACCAAGATGTTTCAGAACTTGAGAAAAGGCTCCTTAGTCTACGTTTTCGACAACAGGGAACAGCCTAAGTTTTATACAGCCAACGTAAAAGACGTATCGGCACCGTATTTCCCGCCCCAAAAGCCCGGGCAATTCTCGCCGATGCCGCAATTCATCAACATCTCGATAGAGGGCAACGAGCCCTGGGGCGTCCCTATGCAAGCGGACATCGTTTCAAAAGACGGACTTACCGTAGCGACGACACGGGAAGTGTTGAAGCCGACCATCATGGAGGCACAGCAGGCAAGCCGTGACATCGTGGAATCATTCGACAGGCACAAAGCCAACCTGAAGGTCTACGACGAGATCCTGATGCAGCTCGACCCCGAAGCTGCGCGTTCAAAGGAGCTCGAAGCCGAAAACAGGGAGTTGCGGAAGATGCTCGCTGACATGAACGAACGGCTGAGCCAGATACCGACGGCGGAAGAACTGAGGAGCCTTGTCAAGTCTGAACCACCTGCAAAAACAAAGTAACTATGGGTTGGAGAATCATAGGTGAAGGCCGTGGCGGCTTCGGCGGCCACGAAGAGGAGATGGAGCGGGAGCTCCGACGCGCCTACGAAGAAGGCTTTGAAGAAGGCCGGCGTGAAGGCCGTGGCGGATACGGTGAGCGTGGCAGCTACGGACAAGGTGGCGGCTACGGCGAACGTGGCGAGTATGACCGCGGCGGGTATGAGTATGACGACGCCTACGGCGAACGCCGTGGCGTAAGGGGTACAGGCCCCTATTCGCGGTATCGCAGGCGGTAAACCGGAGGGAGGGGGCCGCAGTGCCCTCTCCAATTTTTAAATCGAAAAATATGGACAGGTTAGATACACATGAAAACTTCCCGGCAGGGTTCCGGGAATATCTCGAAAATTACGGTTGGCACTTTTCAAAGAAGATGTGCGAATTCGCCGTTTCCCGCATGAAGGACAGGAACGGCAAGAAGATCGAGCCCTATTCTAAGGATAAGGTGGATGCGCTGCTCAAGCAGTACGGCATCGAACTCAAAAAGGACAAGGGCTATGATTGCGTGTACGTCTGCAACATGGCATTGGCGGACTATTTCGGGTCGTCGATACCCAATCCACAATACCTGGCGATGTTCATACGTGACTATATCAATGACGAGGACGGCTACGACGGCTTGCCATTTACACGTTACTATGCCGATACCATCGGCTCGGGAACACCCATCCTGTGGGAAGAGATGATGTAGCCATGGAAGAATACCCCCAGATCAGCGAATTCACAAACGACAACGACGAAATCGATGAAAAATATCGCAACGCTCGTCCGTAACCTGCCTGCCGACAAGTACCAGGAACTGGCCGGGGCGGTGAACGACGTATTCGAGAACAAGCGCTTCAACCGGGCACAACGCAGAAGGCTGGCGCGAAACTGGCGCAAGTACGGAAAAAGGGAGGAAAAATGAAGATTCGGGACTTGAGTATTCACAAGTATGGTTGGACGTTGCGCATATATTATGCCGTGACGTGCTACTATACGGGCGAAATACTCAAGTCCCTTACCGATATCGGATGCCCCGATACGGTTCTTCATCGCGTACAGGGGAATATGGTGAAGTGCGAAATGGATACGGGATTCACCTACTCCAACAAGGAGCATCGGCAAAGTGTCATCGTAATAGGGATGCACTCCTCGCCGTGGGAATTTCTCAACAGCTTTGAGCACGAACTGCGGCACCTCGTAGATGATATAGCCCTTACCCTCGGCCTGCCGATGGCCGGGGAAGAGGTAGCATACCTTACCGGCGAAATAAACCAGGCGCTATGGGAAGATGTGCACCAATTCACCTGTTGTAAATGTAATGGACATGGAAAAAGATGACACCCAATACTGGATGGCGATGCTCGAAGTGAGCGAATGCTGCGCACCCATATTCGCTGCCGTCGTATGCGAGTTGATGAATACGATTTGATTATTCCAGAAGTTTCACCAGATCGGTTTTCATCTCCTCGTCTATGTCGCGGTAGCGGGCAAATGCTTTGCTGCCTTCGGTATGCCCCGACAAAGAGCCCACAAGGTTAGGGTCTTTGACCTGCTTATACAGATTCCCGATAAAAGTACGGCGCGCCATATGGGATGACGCAACTTGGTAGAGCGGTTTTTGCTCTGGCTCCCTGGTGACGGGGTTGAGTACACTTACCATGCGTTTCAATCCGGCAGCAAGAAAGCATTTTTTAATTGCCTCGTTATATTTTTGCTCCGAAATAAAGGGGAGCAGTACTGCATTGTCAGGGGATGCGTATTTATTGATTATCTCCTTTGCAAGATTGTTCAACGGGACACGCACCGTCACCGGATGGCCTTCCTTCGTTTTGCGCGGGATATACTCAACAGCACCTTTTACTACGTTGCTCCGTTTCAAGGTTATCAAATCCCCCACGCGACACCCTATGAGACATTGGAATACGAATATATCCCGCTGTACCGCCAGTCGTGGATGCCTGGATAGGTTTGTATGGTATAGCTTGTTCCGCTCGGCGATTGTGATATAGATCGGGGAACCATATACAGCTTGTTTTATCTCCTTCTTCCGGAAAGGATTAGTTTGGATCAGGTCATTGTTTGCGGCCCAATTCAGGAAAGCCCGCAAGAGAATCATCTTGCTGACAACCGTATTGTGGCCACGCTGGTGTGGTATCCTCGAATCCTGCACCAAAGCATAGATATGCGGATATTCCTCGCATATATCGTGCTCCCGGCGATAAAAGTCCTCAAAGTCATCCAATACCTCGGGCGTTAGCATCCCCAGCGAAAGGGTGAAGGTGCGGTCGAAAATCCTTTTGTACAACTCGTAGCGTTTGAGAGCCCTCATAAGAACATTGAATGCCATCTTACGGCGCACAGAAAACCCCTTCTTGGATACGTAACTTTCAAAGTGTGCCCATATATCCTTGTCTTGCGACAATCCTACAGAATAAGGCGTAATAACATCCCTGAGCCAACTCGGAGGCAAGCTAACCTTCCCTGCTCCTGCCTCTATGAACGATTGCATGACAAAAGATGTCAATGCCGAGATTTTAGAATGTGCCTCGTTTGCCTGTTCGACGATCTCTTGTTGGGCAGGAGACATCATCCTGAAACGGGGAACAGAAACCGATTGTGTCTTGGCGCTCCAATATTCAGGCAGCACGAAAATACCGGTCTTGGCACGCTGGTTAAGGCGTCCGTGAGTAAACCGAATCAGCACCTCGTGTAAACCGCATGTATTCTCCTTGGCAGAGAGTGAATAGTAAATTGTCGCCATAATTGTTATATTTGCACGGATGCAAATATAAACAACCATATATTACTTCAATAATTTTTGGCGACTTTTTGGCGACTTATACTTTATCTGGTGATATTTCGGTCGTTTCATGACATCCGTAAAGATGCCGATACATACCATTGCAGCCAATTTTTGTTGCTTTATGCAATCCCAATGATTTCATGAGATAATATTACCTATAGTCCCGTCGGGACTACAAAGGCACAAGTGCACAGATTGCTGCACTTGTGCTTTTTTGTTAGCGTCAATTCACAATCTTTTATTCAACAAAAATAAGAACAAATTTTCATTAGTCAATAAAAAATAGCATAATTAAGCCACAAAATAACACATTCGGACAGATCACAAAAAAGTCCGTATCGCTTCGGGTACGGACTTCTCCAAGTCGTATTTCACGTCCCAGGGACGTGCAAACAGGATATATCAGTTGAATG